TTGATTTCGGTTTGGGCCATGGCGCGCTCTTGCGCATGGCGCTCAGCCATCGTAGCAATCTCATGAGCAAGCGCTGCTTTCTGGTCTTTGTCTTCAATAAACTTATCTAGCAGTCCTGTGACGGGACCAATTAGCTGTTGTAGCATTATCTGTCCCGCCCGTTCCAAAGTTCAAACAGTACGCGAACCTTTTCCTTTACGGTTTCCAGCTCGCTGTGCATTTTGGCTAACACTATGACCAAGCTAATAAAGCCAGCAAAAACGGGCCACAGCGACAGCAACAACTCTAGCTGATCAGGCCCGTCCACGGGGCCTAGCCGTCAGCGTTGCGGTTCTTGCCGACGTTACCGGCCACGACGTTAAGGACACGGAGCGCAATGGCTACGTACTTGTCGTCAACCTTTGTAGGCGTAAGGGCCGTAATGGCCGTCGCTGCGGAGACTAACGCCGTAATCGCCGTAAGCCATGCAGGGAATGCGTCGAAGAAAGCAAAGAAAGCGTCCATTACCACGGCACTCCTGCAGCCGTTACGGGGTTCTTGTCAGCGTCAATCTTGGCCTGTAGCGCCGCCTCAACGTCATCCTTCCAGCCGTCAGCTTGGTCCCACACCCAGCCCAGCACGGTAGCTTCCGTAAGGCTGTCGTAGGCTACAAAGCCCGCTGCGCTTGCGTCAGGGGTGAAGCCACAGGTGCCGTAGGAGGAAGCGCTGTAGTCGCCGTCAGAGGCCGTGCAGCGCCAGTGGGCCACGATAACGCCCCCGTCGGAAAGCTCGCGCTCAAGCTGCGCTACGGTCCAGTTAAACGTCGTCATTGTCTACTCCTTAAAGTGCTGCAATGATGAAGGCTAGAAGCTCAGAGTAACGCACACCCATGCGGCTCCGCTCCTCGCCGGTTTCTTCGTCGGTCCACGTTGAGTGGATGAACATAGCGTAGCGCCCAGCGTCTAGGCCTTCAGCTTCAAAGGCGGCTTGCAGGTCTTGGGCAATGATACCGAAGTGGATACGGGCTTCGTCGCCTTTCTCGTCAACGCTGCTGATCCAGCGGAATTTGCGCAGTAGACTCTTGGCCGCTACGGCTACGCGGCGCTCAGCTTCGGATAGCTCTTCAATGTCCTGCTTCTCGTTAGCGTCGGAGGTCTGGATGGTGGCGTTGGTGGCGTAGATGTCGTCAAACCGGAATGACGAAAAGCCAATATCGTTAGCGTTATCGTTTGGAATTCCATCCCCATCTGTCGGCAAAAGGTTAACGCCAGACATTGCAATCCCAGACCCGCCAGTTTGTGCAAAATACAACCTAGACGTTCTTGTGCCAATACTCCCCACCGTGGTGCCGTCTTTGCGGAAGTTAATAATTTCGCCATCGGTGCTTTTTCTGTTAACAGCAATAACTCTAGCTGACGTAGCGGATGCTTGTATTTGCCCAGCAGCTTGCAACTCAATTCCGCTAGCGTCGTTATTGTCAGCCGGGTCGTTAGTCGTCGTCCCCACCAGCACGTTCCCGCTGGAGTCGATGCGCATGGCTTCGGAAAATCCGGTTGTATCTGGGTCAGTTACCGTGCCAAATAAATAATTATTTCCAGACTTCCAGAAATTGTAAGTGTTGCTGTCGCCAGCATTGTAAATGCCAGAATATGAATAGGATGTAGTGTAATTTAGAAAATATGCTTTATCTGTTGCGCCAGTACCTTGGATTTCTATTTTTTTAACCGCACTCGCAGGCCCAAGACCAGTGGTCCCGCCAACAAGAACGTGGCCGCTGGAGTCGATGCGCATGGCTTCGGAGGCGTTAACAGTAAACTGCATGCTGTTGTCAGAGTGCCCGTAAAGCAATCGACCCACATTTCCATCATCTGGATCGCCAAACTCAATAAACGACGATGACGTGTTACCTGCCTTGATTTGAAGTTTTGAGTTACCTGTGGAGCTAAAGAATACCTCTCCGCCGTCTACATGGAGGTTTCCAGACGGCGAAGTCGTCCCAATCCCGACATCCCCTTCGCTGGTGATAGATACATAGTCTGTTGCGTTATTTTCGTGATAAATCCTTAACGAATTATCGCCGTCAGGAGAGTAAATCGTAAAGTCTGAGTTTGCATTGTTTGTGTCTTGCAAGCGGATCGCAGGGCTAGTCGCGTCCGCGATATGTATTCCCTTATTGCCTGCCGTAAAGGAAGGACTCGTCGTCCCAATCCCCACCGCATCCGCAGACGCATCAACAAAGAGCGTCCCGCTATCAAAGTTAACATCACCGCTCGCGGTCAACGTCGTAAAGCTCCCCGCCCCAGCACTCGACCCGCCAATGGTCACGCCGTCGATGGTGCCGCCGTTGATGTCAACGCTGGAAATCGTTACGGTGCCGGTAAAGGTGGGGGACGCTGCGGGGGCGGCGTTACTAAACGCGGTTTGAATTGCTACAAATTCTGTGGTAAATTCTGAACCACGAATCACCTTATTACTATCATTCGTAGGCAAGGAATCCTTTGCACCAAAATTTGTACTTGGCGTATATGTAATGCTCAATGTGCTTCTCCTTTAATGCCTATTACTTTTTGCAAAGTTTTCTTCGGCAGTAATAACCTGTAAGTTCCACGGCACATGCAAACCACAAACTGTTTTTCCACGTAAAGGAACAATATGATCTACATGGTACTCTATTTGTGTGGCTAAGCTACACACTGTACGTAAACCGTAAATCTTTTTAATTTCTTCTAAATGCTTTTTAGTTAACCAAGGCGGTGTTGCGTTTAATTTAGCGGCTCTTCGCTTTGCATCATATACATTACGTTTGTGTGGGTTTGCTTTAACCCATTTGCGTATAGCTTCACTGCATTTTTCTTTATTGTTTTCTCTATACGTTTTTACAACTTGCTTTCGTTTTTCTGGATTATCTTTACGCCATTTTGCAGAACGCTTTCTTGCTTTCTCTGCATTTTTTGCGTACCATTTTCTATTTAATTCGTTAATTTTATCTCTATTCTTTTTGCTGTACTCTTGAAGATAAGCTTTACAGCAAGTTTTGCAATCAGCTTGAAGTCCGTCTTTGCTTCTAGCTCTTTTGCTAAATTCTGTTACGGGCTTAATGTCCCCGCAGACTCGACATTCTTTCATGTTACTCTCCGCCAAGAGAAGCAGGGGTACTCAGCGTGGCGGCGCCTTTCCCCCTGCGGTTAACTGCTTAGATGGTGCCGAAGAGCTTCACGCCAGCTTCTGCTCGGTAGGTTTCTACACCGTACAAAGTGTCAGCCGTCATGAGATCAGCAAGCCATTCCTGCTTGTATTGCGTTTGAACACGCACACCGAGCTGCTCTGCAAAAACAATGGCGTCTTTGTGCATCAAAAGAGCGCCCTTTTCGTCAGTGTTCTCGGTAGGAATGTTGGTGCTTACAAATACGTCTACACCGTAAAGAGAGCCGATCTTGCCAGACTCGACAGGCCGTCCGGTCACGAAGTCGGTGCTGACGTAGTTGGTAATACCAAGCAGCTCCTTCTTCATAGCAGGCGGAATAACGAACACGCGGTTGTCCATCGGGACATCGTTGTCGTCAAGCACCTGCAGAGCTTCGCGGAAGCCCAGGTCGGTGAATGCAGCCGTTGCGGTACCAGCAGCGGTTTGCGTACCGGCGCCAGTCAGGAACTCAAGCTGAGACGTAAAGTTAGCAGCCTCAGCGATGAGCGCCGTGTCAACGCGGGTAGCGAGTGCATAGCCTGCATCAGACGTGTAGAACTGACGCAGGCTGTTAAGCGCCTGCACGTCCACAATGTCCTCAATCAGACGGCTGTACTCGTAGTGCTGGTCGATAGCAATCGTCAGCTCAGACTCGGTGGCAGCGATTAGCGTCACTTCCGTTTGAGCAGCCTTGACGCTGGCATTGCCACGGGTCGGCTTCGGAATGTGAATCGTATCGCCTTTCTTGCCGGTCATGCTCATGGAGCGAACAAGGGGCTTAACAACCAGGGACTTCTCGTATGCAGCAATGATCTCATCGGACCAAATCTCGGGGATGAAAGTCGCTGCAGTGGTCTTCGTTACGTGGTTAGATCCAAGTGCCATGATGTATTACTCCGTTAGTTTAATCATTTGACTCGACCCTCTTGATACGCTTTCATGATTTCAGGCATGAGGGCTTCGTATCGTTTCGGGTCACGGTTCATTAGTTCAATAATGTCTCGACGCCGGTAAACCTTCCGCGACTTAGTACTGTCGGGGTTGGACCGTGCCGAACCTGTAGAAGCTTTCTTGATTTCGTTCTGCTGCGCCACCTTTTCGACCTTAGCGGTTTGCTCGACGATACCGCGACGCTCCTTATAGAGCGTTAGCAGCTCGTCTGCGGCAGCAAAGTCATAACCTTTATCTGCTCGCTCAAACAGCTCTTTACGAACCTGTGACTTACCAACCCACTCCTGAAAACCAGCGTCCGTAAGGACATCTTTCATGTCAGGGTGTGCAGCTTGTAGTTGGGCTAGCGCTTGAGACTTTGCCATCTCTGCCGCCACAGCCTGAGACTGCTTAAGCATTGGATGATTTTCAATAGCTTTCCTAACTGCTGCTTGTGGGTCGGTGAAGAAGTCCACCTCGTCCACTTCTGGTTCCGGTGCAGACGGAGCCTGTTGCGCTGCGATAGACTGCTTAACCATTTCGTCAAAGGCTTTACGTAGCTCTCCGACTTCTTGGCTTTGCTGGCCTAAGCGTTGCTCAAGCTCTCTGTGCATCGTTGCAATCTCTGATGCACTCTTGCCCCTGTACTTCTCGGGGAGATCGTCTTCGGCTGCTTGTTGCTCTACCTCTTCCGCTTCCGCTTGCGCTTCAACATCAGCGGTTTCTGGCTCTAGCTCGTCAAGCGTACCGACTTCGGTTGCCTCTTCAAGTTGTTCTTCTGGGGCGTCTACTAATCGTGCCATTATTAAACTCCGGCCCTTACGGGTTATCAGATTAAACTAAACGGGGCGTATGGCTTATGCTTGTCCGTTCTTAAGGCCAGCCTTGATATGCTCTCGCTCCCACTTCATGGCCGCGCCGGGAAAACTCCCAGAGTAGCCTTCAAGCTTACAGCGCACAGGGCTGATGATGCGTTTGGCAGGGGCACCGCAGGCTCCGCACCGGAACGAGTCGCTATCCCTACCAAACACTTCGGTTACTTCTGCGCAGCTTTCACACTGCACATCCCAAATCTTACGCACGCGTTAAGCGTCCGACTCTTCTTCCGGTTCTTCCGCTTGTTGCTCTGCTGCTAGCACAGCGTTTTCCCAACCGGCGATTTGTAGCAGCGCTTCAAAGCGGCCTTTAGCTTTCCAGAACTCGTTGGACGAGTCGATGGCGCCAAGGTTAAGACTTTGAATGGCTACTCCAATTTCTTTTTGGAAGTGCTTCCAGCCGTCCGTAAGGAACAGGCTACGGCAATCTTCAAAAAACTTTTGGTCTTCACTACTCATCTACTTTCTCCTTAGTGGTGTTACGACGGGTGGTTGCTTGCGGAGCTGACATTAGCTTGTCAACTTTTTCCTCAATAGCGTCTAATCGCCTGAACACATCCTGAAGGTAGGAAGTAGTGTTCTTAACTAATTCATCAAACTTTTGTTGTGAAACAAGTGACATGGTTGTCTCCGTGAGGCCAGTCTTTGTGGGTATTGCTAACGTTTTTTAGTTTTAACAGTATTGCTTCTTTCTTTCAAAGTCTTCATGCGTTGTCCAGAAGTTGCAGCGCGTACGCCACGTGCTGCTTTTGCTTGGCTAGTGCTAGCGCGTTTATTGTAGCTTTTACGCTCTGCTTTTGCTTTAGCTGCACGCGGCTCAACAACATCTTTAACAGCTTTAGCGCCTGCTGCAACAGCACCAACTAAAGGAGCTGCTCGGCCTGCACCGCTAAGGGCACGCTTAGAAGCAGCAGCGCCAGCCGCTTTAGCGGCCTTTTTAATTTCTGCATCTTTGCGCATAGCCCGTGCTGCGTCTTTTTGATAGCGCTCTGCCATACGCTTATTGGTGCGGCGCTCAATTTCACGCTGTTCTTTTACTAAGTCAGGGTTTTTAGCGCGGCGTTCCACTTCAGTTTTAGACACAGCCCGTCGAGGAGACTGACTACGAACACGTTTTACTCGCTTAGCTTGTGCTTGTTCTAGCTTGGTTGGCATTTCAGCCTCCTTAAAGATTCCTTATATCTTATCATATTTTGAGACAAATGTCAAGCCTTATTTCTTGCTTTTCGTACCGCTGCACTTCCAGCGCTTGCGGCTAAGGCGTAGCGGGCTGTTCGGGTCTTTGGCTGCTTTGGGGTGGCTCTTCATTTGTCCAGCGCTACGTGCGCAGTACGCGTCACCTTTGGAGGTTCCAGGGCGTACACGCGGCCCGCCGCCTTTAGCTTGCCCCGCTTGCCCATACGACACTTTCTTGCCGCTAGCGGTTACTTTAACGCGTGCCTTGCCTTTAGCGGGCGTACGTTTATTTGGCATTACGCTTCCTCCTACGACCAGAAGCCGTTACGGCATGCTTGATGGGCTTGCTGCTAGTCTTGCGTTTGGTAGACGAACGCTTCTCAGCAGCAGTCATTTTGTCTGCCACGGCTTTTGGGCGGCATGACGGATACGGGCGCTTCTTCTTGTCTTTACCAGAGCGGCCACACTTCTCGCCGGTCTTCAAGTCACGCCAGTCTTCCTTAAACCACTTAGTCAGGCCGCCCTTGGGTTTGTTAGGCATAGGTGCCTCCGCGTTTCTTGTACTCTTTGGTAAGCCAGCCGCTAGCGTACGCGGACGGCCAAACGTCAAACTTACGCTTAGCCTCTGCTTTTACCTTTGCGTACAACGCTTTGTTCTTTGGCGTAGCGCCAGACTTCTTAGTAGCTGCCACGTTTCATGCTCCGCGTCGTGCGCTTAGATTTCGTACGGGCCGCTGCGCCAGCGCGCTTGAGACATTTGCCAGCTTTCTTGCACTTAGCGGGGGTCGGACAGGATGCACAGGGTTTCATTGTCTAGCTCCTAGTGTGGGCCGTAGTGGTTGTAGCTGTTTAGCTACGGGTAGGTTGTAATACCATACAGTGCCGGGAAGACAGGCGCTATTGGTTTCCACGTACTGGTTGCTGCATCCCACGCTAATATGTCACCGTCGTTTGGCGTAGCGTTTGACACATCACACAGCTCTTGCAACTTCTTGGTAACAGACGGACGAACAAAGATTGTGCCTTGAGTTTGGTGTGAGCGCGTTACGGCAGCAACAAGCACTGAACACACAGGCGGTGTAGGCTCTACATTAGTAAGCGTTCCGGGCGTAGCGGAAGAAAGCCAAAGCAAGTCACCCTCGTTAAACGCTAGCGTGTCAATGTTACGCACCTTACCAAAAGACGTAACGTAACCAAACTCGTTATTATCAAAGTCTTGATTAGCTACGCCAATAACCCACTCTTGACGAAAGCCAGAAGCATTTATGTTTGCTTTTTGAATAAGTAAATGGTCGCCTTCAGCGCCAGCAAACATAACAACTTGCCCCTTGCTAATTGCTCCTGTAGCCTTAGCGTAAAATAACTCTTCTTGTCCAAGCTGTAGCGTTACTTCATCGCTTAGCGGAAAGTTAATCGTGCCTTCAACATCGTTCCAAGAAGTAGCGCCAGCAGAACCGGGTACGTTTAAGGACGTTGCTTCTCCTGTTCCGCTGCCCTGCGACTGCCCCAGTACGTACGTATTGCCCTCAGAGGCTCCCAGAAGCTCTGTGAGCGCTCCTACGTCTACCTCGCTACCATCCGTAAGGGTAAAGACTAACGCCCCGTCAGCGGCAATATAGGCGCTCTCAACGCCCACACCGTCCTGACCGTCAGCGCCATCTGCTCCGTCAGCGCCGCTAGGCCCTTGTGGCCCTTGTGGACCAATCGGCCCAGGCGGTCCAGCTTTGCCGTCACGTCCGTCCTTACCAGTAGGCCCTTGAGGGCCAGGCGTTCCAGCGGGGCCTTGTAGGCCTTGCTGCCCCGGCGCTCCAGCAGGCCCTTGCGGACCTGTGAAGCCATCCATCTTTTTAACTAATGCTAGGAGCGCTAGATCGGAAGCCATAGCTTATTGCTCCTGTTGCGGCGCTTGCGGCTCTTGCGGTTGTGCACTAGCACCGCCCATTTCGGTTAGCTGGCGGATTAGCTCTGCTTCAGCTTTAGCCTTAGCCATTTCGGCTTCGCTGTTCTGCTTGCCCCGCAGCTCTTGCTCTCGTAACAACAGCTCCGCCATCTTAACGCGGCGCTCAAAGTCTTTGTCTGCAACGCCATCGTTGTTCTGGTCGCTGTACTTAAGCGTAAGCTCCGTGGGTGCCAGCTCCGTTTCCGTGTTGTACTTGTTAGCACGGGACTGCGACTCAGCGGCCTGTGCTTGGAGAAGCTGCACTTGACCCTGCAGCACAGCCATCTGCGCTTGCTGCTGCGCCATAGCCATCTGCTGAGCTTCTGGGTTCGGCTGTGCGCCTGCCTCAATTGCAGCAATCAACTCGTCGCGGTTGGTGACGTTAAGGTGGTCGATGATGCCTTTGATAACCGCGCCGTGCGCAGGCGACTCAGGCGGAACCATCTGCAGGATTTGTGCAAGCTGTGCCACTTCGTACTCACGGGCCATAGCGCCAAGAGAGCTGAACGGCACAAACTTGTAATCCCGCACCGGATAGTTCTCCGGGTCAAACTGCATGTAGCGATGCGCTGCTTTGCGCACAAACGGGATTAGGAAGTTTTCTTGGAAGTTAACCAGCGTACGCTTTTGACGCTTGACAATAGCGCCTTGCGTCATGGACATACCGGCAGCAGTTACGTCATTCTGCACCATGCCCGCATTGGCTTCAGCAGCGCCAGTTGCTTGGCTAACCATCTGCTGTAGCTGTGCGCCCTGCGCAAAGGTTACTTGGTCAAGTTGTCCAAACTTAAAGGGCAGCAGCGCATCAGACGGGGAGCCGTTGGTAAGCAGCATACGCCCCGGCCTAACTTCAAGCTTGTGGCCTCGCGGGATGCGCGTTGCGTCCACGGCCATCATGGGATGCGTAGTAAGGGCGAGGGCGTCGATGCGTGCACGAAGCTCGGCGTCCAGCGCTTTTTGTGACATATAAGCTTTTTCGCATACACCACGACCCCAAAACATGCTCGGCACAATATCCCATTGGAACGCCACAACAGGGCGGTCTTGGCACATGTAAGGAGACGGGATGGCTTTGAGCAGCGTGCCTTCGTTTGCAATAACAATCACAGCTTCAACGTAGCTGCCCTTCTCGGCAATCTCGTCTTCCGACACGCCCTCTGCTAGCAGCAAGTCACGCGGCACTTTGCCGTAGTATTTGGTTAGCCGTACGCGGTCTTGCGGCTGCGTATCAATGTACGGGTCGGGCTCAATCTCTTCGTCTGCTGCCGCAGTGCCAACGTACACATCATCACGATACACACCAGACTCTTGCAGCTCTTGGACAATGTGCTGCGACACATACTCATCAATAGCGCAGCCAAGCGCATCGTCAACGCACGTGGCGTTAGGGTCGATGAGGAAGTTGCGCGGCTGTACCGGATTAATCTTGACGATGGGGCGATACGTTTCGTTAACACCTACTTCTTGCATATCGCCGTCAAGCAGCGGACGCGTAGCAGGCTTGTACTCTTTCATTTCCTCCACAACCACTTCGCCAATGCCCGTGCCAAACACAGCAGCATTGACCAGCACTTCAGCTACAGCGGAGCGAATGCGCGCCGTGCCAAAGTCTTCGTGGAGCTTGGAGCGCAAGTAAGCAATGTCGCGAGGGTCTTGGTCGTTAAAGTCGTCTTTGATGTCAAACAGTTTCCCACGACCAAAGGTGGCTTCTTCGACTTCCGCAACGTTTGACTCCACTGCTTGAGCCGTAGCAGGAGCAATGAGCTTCGACCGCTCAGAACTACGCTCTACATCTTCTGCAGACCACTGGCTGCGGTAGATGCGCATATACTCTTCATGACGCTCAGCGTAATTACTTTCGTAAAAGTCACGCCACTTGTTGCAACGGCTCACCACCCAATCGGCAAGGTCTTGCTCTGTGCCGAACGTAGTGTCTTGCATAAAGATTGCTTCGCTCATTGTGTGTCCCTTTGTCGTTTAAGCGGAATGGCCCAAGCTAATAGCCCGCTACGGCGTCATACGGTTCGTATTCATCTTCAACATTTAAGTTAGCCATGTACGGCACTACGGCCATCTGGTCTACGTAACTCAAGGCATCAAGCAAGTCGTCATGCACTAGCTGCGACGGAAACGCAGAAGCCTCATCCACTAGCGCTGTGTTCCAAGCGCCATGCTTGAAGCGAATGCGCTTATGCTCTAAGCGGCCTTGCAGTGCCCACAGAATACGGTCTTGCTTTTTTTGGTTGCCGTGTGACAACAACTCAACACGAAACACACGAGCAGTTCGGCGCATAAGGTCGCTGAGCGGCCCCATAACGGCCTGCTGAGCAATTCCCTTTTCGACTCCCACAGCAGGTGGGCGGTATTCCTCAACGGCCTTAAAGATGCGCTCTGCTGTCTCGTCGAGCGTCCAGCGACCAAACTGTATATCTTCAACCCACCACACGCCATTCTCGTCTACAAAAACAACAGCAATGGCACTATTGTCTCGCCGCTTCGTCTTGTTGCCTCTATCACTTTCAAAGCCTGCCAAGTCAACCGCGATGTAATAGTCTCCCGGCAGCTCTCGTGGCTTCTCGTCATAATACATGAATTCATCAGCATCAAAGAACTCCGAGCCTTGAGCGTCAAAGCTAGCCATATACTCTTGGTTAAAAGCCCAGCGGGGCAGTGTCGCTTCCGCATGGTCAATTTCTTTGCTATCAAGGAACGGATTGTCCCGTGACGTAAACTGCCACGCAGACCAATCGTCCCAGGCCCCGGAGTAGCCTCCCATCCACATATCGTAGAAATGGTTCCGGCCTTCAGGCGTTCCGATAAACAGCGCTTTGCCTTTAAGGTCTGACAGCGCCGGACGTAGGATGGCTTCCCACACGTCTTGTTTCATAAACGCCAACTCGTCCATGACCAAATACTTCAAGGACACACCCCGCAGGGTGTCGGGGCGGTCAGCACCCTTTAAGTATATGGTGTTGCCGCCAGCGAGCGTGATGGTTAGATTGTTGATGTTGCTGTTCTCGACAATCTCTCCAGCTAGTTCAAACAGCTTTTCCCACAGGATGTCACGCGCCATGCCCTGTGTTGGTGCAACATAGAACACCTTTCCCGGCTCACCGTTAAGGGCCGCTACGATTAGCGATACGGCAGCTAGATGGCTCTTGCCGCATCGCCGGCCAGCAGCGACAACCTTAAAGCGGCTGTCATCTTCATACACTTCCTGCTGCCACGGTATGAGGGATAGGTCTATGTTAGCCATTGTGTGGGCCGTTACGCTCCCTTTTCCGACTCATACAGCTCTTCATATTCCCCGTCTTCAGCATCGTCGGCACCGTTTTCAACGGTTACAGACCCTGACGGGACACCAATACCACTAATGTTAATGGACACTTGCGCTTGCTGCTTACCGTCTGACGTAAAGCCCGCTACGGGCATAAGACGATCTGCTAAAAGCTTTAGCGCTACAGCCTGCTGCTTATGCTCATCATCAAAAGCAATATCAAACATCTTCTCAATTAACGCAGGTGACTTAGGGTTTAGCAGTAGTCGTGCCCTAAACTCTTTTAATGCTGCCGCCTGCTGTCTTTTACTCAAATCCTTAGTCGATTGGAGTGCCGCTTTGGAGGGGCGACCGCGCTTCGCTACGGGCTTGTCCGCCATTATACACACATCCTCTATATTTTGCTACATTATGGTACCTATACAGGTGGTCAGTGGTAGTCGGCTGTCGTCGTAAGGCTTTCGGCTGTGCTTTTGTTGTCAGCAGTTGTCGTTAGGCTGTAGCTGCTAGCCGCTGTGTACCTGTATAGCTAAACAATAG